CTATTCGATAATGGGTACTGTTGGCCATTCAATATCCGGTGCAGTTGATGTATCAACACGGTTCAGCAACACCCGATACTTTTTCCAGGCTTCCAGCAATGAGGTTTCTTCCTCCGTTGCGATTTCCAGATCTACAGCATCCTGAAGTGGCGCAATATGCTCACTGGCTACCTGCATCAGGCTGTTTTTTGTTTCTTCCGCCTCTCGGATCCGGAACAGTTTTTCTGCTTCTGCATCTTTCACCCAGGCTGTGCCGTTCCACTTCTGAAACTCCCCTTCCGGCGATAACCAGGTAACATTTTCCGGTAACGGACCGAGTTCAGAAATAAATAACGCGTCCCCTGACGCTACGTCATAAACCGTTTTACCCCGATGGTCTTCAACGAGATGCCACGATGCCTTATCACTGTTGAAAACAGCCACAAAGCCAGCAGGAATATCTGGTGGTGCAATATCGGTACTGTTTGCTGGCAGACCTGTATGAGGCGGAATATATGCGTCACCTTCACCAATAAATTCATTAGTTCCGGCCAGCAGATTATAAATTTTTATGGTCCGTGGTTGTTCACTCATTCTGAATGCCATTATGCAAGCCTCACAATATAGTTAAATGCGATGTTTTTGACGGTGTTTTCCGCGTTACCAGCAGCGTTAACGGTGATGGTGTGTCCATGTGAACCAATCGCAACGGAGTGCGTATGAGCACCAATACCGACAGTATGCGCGTGTGCACCTGCAGATGCTGCTGTGCCGGACAGTGAATGGCTATGATTACCATCTGTACTGGTATTCGCTAACCACCCCGTAGACATACCTACTGAGCCTTGTACACCCCAGGTATTTTGACCTGAGCTTGTATAACCATATTGATAAGTATCTTTAAAAACACTGGGGTTAAATCGACGGCCATCTCTATGGCTGTGATTACCAGCTGCATTCGTGCTGCCACTTAAACTATGGGTATGCGCACCAGTGTTATTCGTGGATTTAGTGCCGTAATCAAACGACGATGTGGTTTTCGTCCCCAAATCCGTACTGGATGCGCTGGCGCTGTGGGTATGCGATTTAATGCCGTCCTGTTCCTGAGACAATACGGCCCGACCACTGGCAGGTTTGCCCTTAATCGTCCAGCCACGCATATCAGGGATCACGCCTGACGGATAAGCGGCTGCAAGTTTCGGGTATGCAGATTTGTCAAAAGTCTGCCCCTGCATCAGGGCATAGCCAGACGGAACGGTATCTGATGGCCACGGGATTGGTGCGCCAGGCGGATAAAACTGCTCTGATGGCGTATAGAGTGAATAAACTGTACCGTCCGTTAACCCTTCCGGCTTATTAGCAGAATATGCTGGTGACGTATGAATCGTCACGCTGGCATTACTGGTATAATCCCATTGAATATTTACACCAGTCGCATAATTTCCGATTGCAACGTAAATATCGTAAGTATCACCAGATGTATTGACCCAGGCAAAATTTGTAAACCCTGTCGATGTGCGCTGCCATAAAGCACCAGTAATCCCCTTCGGATTACCATTACCTGCACGTAAAACAAGTTCAGATATACCTGCCTGTTGAGGTGACCCCACGTTAAATCCAGCGCCACCAATCAACGTAATTGAAACAACAGAACTCGCCTGTGGCATGGTTACCGTTGCTAATTTGAACCAACCAGCACCACCGCTGAATGACATTGTTGTTGAGTTAAGCGTACCAATATCTTTCGGCGTCAGTGTTATATCCGCTGAAAGCGCCTTACCATTCACCTTACGGGCAGAAGGTACCCGACCATTCGCATTGTCATTAGCTGCTTTCACTGCTTTCGGTGTCGCAGCAAGCGTTTCAGATGTGCTGTTGGTTGCACTACTGAGCTGGACAATTCCTTTTTGTGCTGTCGTAGCGTCCTGTGCGGTGTATTTCCCGTTAGCCAGGTCATACGCGGCCTTAACGGCTTTTGGCGTTGCCGCCTGTGACTCGGAAGTGCTGTTAGTCGCACTGCTGAGCTGAACTATCCCTTTCTGTGCTGTCGTTGCATCCTGTGCGGTGTATTTCCCGTTAGCCAGGTCATACGCGGCCTTAACGGCTTTTGGCGTTGCCGCCTGTGACTCGGAAGTGCTGTTGGTCGCACTGCTGAGCTGTACTATCCCCTTTTTCGTCGTGCTCGCATCCTCAAGCGCCACGGCGGATGCAATATCCTCTGCCCGTTTTGCTGCTGTCTCGGCGCGCGTTGCCGCGGATTCCGCCGTACTTTTGCTCTGTGCTGCCGCTGCCGCACTGCCAGCAGCCTCTGTCGCCTTCGTGGATGCCGTCGTGGCGCTGCCCCTCGCTGCTGACGCCTGTCTGGTCGCCTCATCTTTTGAAGCAGACGCAGATGATGCCGATGACGCCGCCGAACTGGCGGACGATGCGGCAGCCGTTTTTGAGGATTCTGCGCTGGTTTCCGACGCTTTCGCGTTCGTTTCGGATGTCTTCGCTGCGGAAGCAGACCTCGCTGCTGCGCTGGCCTGTTCAGTGGCTTCGCCAGCCTTCGTTGTGGCTGTTGAAGCAGACGATGCGGCACTTTCTGCCGACTTTCCGGCAGCGGTGGCACTGGCTGAGGCCTGCCCGGCACTTGTTGACGCGGCGCTGGCAGATGATGCAGCCGCTGTTTTTGAGCCTGCCGCAGCCGAGGCGCTCTGTCCCGCTGCCGTTTCAGAAGACCTGGCGTTCGTCTCGGACGTTTTTGCCGCCTTCGCGGAATTTCCTGCCGCCGTTGCCGAGGAAGCGGCACTACTGGCGCTTGATGATGCGTTCGTTTCTGATGATTTTGCCGCCTCTTTTGAAGCCGACGCATCCCGGGCTGAGGTGGCAGCTTCTGACGCCTTCGTGGTCGCGGCGGATGCAGAAGTAGCTGCTGATTGTTGTGACGCTGCCGCATTCGTTTCTGACGTTTTCGCCGCAGCGGCACTGGTAGCTGCCGCGCTTTTTGAGGACTCTGCAGCAGCAGCACTTTTCGATGCTTCACTGGCCTTTGTTGATGCCGTTCCTGCGCTGGAAGATGCTGACTGAGCAGATGATGCAGCCTGTCCGGCTGACGTGCTGGCGGCACGAGCTGAGCCTGCAGCATCGGTTGCATGAGTTGCCGCCTCACTGGCAGATGTGCTGGCATCACTGGCTGACTTCTTCGCGGCTGCCATGTTCTGTGCCACTGCGGACGCGTTACGCGCCACCTCTTCCACCATCAGTTCAAAACGTCGCAGAGCCTCCGGACGGGCATCATCCTCCGTCATGGCACCGAGAAAATCATTCAGCGTACCGGGTCGGGAATCTTCATACACGGTGATGGTCCCGGCATGTGACGGCGGGAATCCTTCCACCAACAGAATAACGCTGTACTGACCGTACTCAACGTCCATGCTGTAACGCCCGGCTTCATCCGGATTTTCTGAGGCCAGCGTGTTCACCACCACCGCTGTACTGTTACGTTTTGCTTTCAGCTGGATTGTGCAGTTCTGTACCGGTTTTCCTGTGCCGTCTTTCAGTACACCTGAAATCTTTACTGCCATATTCACCCCACAAAAAAGCCCGCCTGAACCGGCGGGCTGTCATAACACTGTGTTACCTGGCTAATCAGAACTTATAACCGACACCCACGATGAAACCGTCAGTGCGCCAGTCGCCACTGCCGGAGCCTTCATAAGCAATATCAATGGCCACGGATTCGGTCGGGTTAAACTGCACGCCAGCTCCCCACGCCAGAGACGTGTTGCTGTGGCGACCGTCATCACTTCCGGTCAGCACGTCGTGCGTTTTCCCCTTGTTGTCAGTTACGCGGAGATAATCCCCGGAGAAAGTCGACACACGGCTGTAAGCCATACCCGCCATCGCATACGCGCTGAACCATTCATTCACGCGCACAGACGGCCCCACCATCACGCTGAACCAGCGGTTACGCACGGAATCTTCATGCCAGCGGGTATCGCTGTAACGGGTAAGCTGGCGATTCTTGTCTCCTGCATAGCTGAATGACGTCACCAGCCCCAGTGTGTCCGTAAACTCATAACGGTATTTCACGTTAATCCCGTTCAGATCATCGCTGCCGGGAACGTTCGTCGAGGCATGAAGATACCCCGCGCTCAGCGTGGACTGATGTTCAGATGCCCATGCAGGCGCACCGGATACGGCCAGACAAATGGCTGCGGACAAAATTGCTGCACAAACTTTACGCATAATTACCTCTCGCTTTTCTGCAATAAAAAAGGCGTCATTCCTGACGCCCTTTATTGGGGTTATAAATATTTCAACGAATACTGATGCCGGAAGCAGCTTTTTTGGTCACAATCACCGTACAGTCGGTGATATTGCCTGCCCCCTGATTGCCTTTCTGGAAAATCTTAAACTCCAGAGTGACGCTACCACCACCACTAGGCATATCAATAACTGCACTGTAACTACCGGGAATGGCCCCTTTAGTTTCTCTGGATGCGATTAATACACCGTTTTTGCGAACTTCAAAACCATAACCCGTGTATCGCGTGCCTCCTGGGTTATTTCCGCTCCCCGGATCGTCATACGCTATACCGTTAAAAATAATGGGCGGAATAATAATCTGGCGGTCAAAGTTATGATCATCGCTGATGGTGACTGTAACCGTACCGTTTGGTGTTTCCGTGTTACCCCACGTACCGACTTTTTTCGGGAAGGCTTTTGATACAGCTTTAACGAAATCCCCTCTGACCTGGGTCGCCTCCAGCATGCCCTTAATCGTACAGTTCTGGTTAATCGTGACATTGTTGAGCGTTCCTGAGTTCGCATTCACACTGCCACTGATATCCGCATTTTTAGCGGTCAGCTTTCCGTCTGATGTCAGGGAAAATACCGGAGGACTGCCACCGCTGGTAATGGTGGGGGCCGTCAGGCGCTTCAGGAACACGTCGTTCATGAATATCTGGTTGCCCTGCGCCACAAACATCGGCGTTTCATTCCCGTTTGCCGGGTCAATAAACGCGATACGGTTAGCGGCAACCAGAAACTGGCTCAGCTTGCCTTCCTCCGTGTCCTCCATGCTGAGGCCAATACCCGCGACATAATGTTTGCCGTCTTTGGTCTGCTCAATTTTGACGCCCCACATGGCATTCCATTTATCGTTAGCGTCCTTCCACTCTTTCGAAAACTCCTCCAGTTTGCTGGCGTTATCTTCCGTCAGCTCAAAGTTTTCCAGCAGTTCCTTGCCGAGATGCGTTTTATTGATCAACCCTTTATAAAAATTCAGATAACCTTCCGCATCATCGCTCGCCCGACCGACGGCCTCCACAAATGCCGATTTACCAACGGTGTTCACGCTGCGGATATAAAAGTAATAATCATAACCCGGCTTAATATTGCTACTGGCGGCTATCCAGTACAGCGCCGTACCAAGATAACGCGCGCTGGTTTCAACCTGCCTGATATCGATAATCCGCTTTTCCGAGAACCAGAACTCAAACTGCACCGTCGGGTCATATACAGCCAGTTTCGGGACCGCTGTTATCTGAAAATACCCTGGTATCAGTTCAATAGTGACAGGCGCTGCCGGTGCCGCAATCCGGAACGATACCGATGCCGGATCGCCCTGCTGCCCCCACGCATTTACCGCCCGGACTGTCAGCGTGTAACGCCCCAGCGCCAGTTGCGTGAAGCGGTATGTGGTTTCCGTCGTCCGGGCCGTGCTGACCAGCCGCTCACTGCCGTCGTCCGCTGTTACGGTCAGACGGAGCAGGAAGCTCACGCCCTTCACCACCTTCGGTGTGTCCCATCGCGCCAGCACCTGATACTCCCCGCTGTCTGCGGTGACTTCGGCAGTCAGGTGCTGCACCGCTGGCGGCGTGACACCATTCACCGTGCCGCTCTGGTCGCCGTCAAAGTGCGCCCCGTTATCCACGATGGCCTCTTTTTCCGGTACATGCTGCACGGCGGTGATGGCATACGTGCCGTCGTCGTTCTCACGGATACTCACGCAGCGGAACAGGCGCTGGCGCAACGTCGGCAGCTTCAGCCCCCATACGCTGTATTCAGCAACGCCGTCAGGAACACGGCTCACTTTCACCTTCACGCCGTCGGTGACGGACTGAACCTCCACGCTGACCGGACTCCCCTGCCCGTCAACCAGGCTTATCAGCGTGGTGCCGGAAGATGGCAGCGTGATTTCACGGTCGAGCGTCAGCGTCCGGGTCTGGCTGTTCACCGCCAGCACGCGCCCGCCGGTGCTGATACCGGCATAGTCATCATCGCAGATTTCAATAACATCACCCGGCACATGGCGAAGCCCTTCGGCACCCACGCTGAAATCCACGGTCTGCGTCTCCAGCAGCTCCGTTTTAATCAGCCACAGCCCGGCGCGGTGTGCCTGCCCCCGGCTGGTACAGCCAAAGGCATCCATCTTCGTAACATTACGACCGTAACGGGCAATGGCCTGCGTATCTTCAACAAGCTCTGTCGCCGTCTCCCAGCCGTTGTTCGGGTCAATCCAGTTCACCTCCACCGCATTATGGCGGTCCTTCAGGGCGCTGAAGCTGTAGCGGAACGGCGCACCATCATCCGGCATCACCACATTACTGCGATTATAGGTCCACACCTTATCCGACGGCCGGTCCTGCACGAACGTCAGCGTCTGCCCGTTCCATACCGGCATACAGCGCATCGCCGAGCAGAAATCACTGAGAACATCCCACGCCTTACGCTGTGTGGTCAGGTACGCATTACAGGTGATGCGCGGCTCCGTGCCGCCAAAGCCATCCGGCACCGACTGGTCGCAATTCTGGCCGATGACATACAGCGCCCATTTATCCACATCCGCCGCACCAAGACGTTTCCCCATGCCGTAGCGCGGATGGGTCAGCATATCCCACAGACACCAGGCCATGTTGTTGCTGTATGCCGGTTTTAACGTTCCGTCCCAGATACCGCTGTATTGCCGCGTCTGCGGGTTATAGTTCGACGGCACCTGCAGAATACGCCCGCGAAGATGATAATTACGGCTCACCTGCTGGCTGCCGAACTGCTCCGAATCCACCTGTACGCCGACCAGTGCCGTGTTCGGGTAGCACTGTTTCACATCGATGATTTCGGTGTATGACGACCAGAGCGTTTTGTTCTGCAGCTGGTCTGTGGTGCTGTCCGGCGTCATCCTGCGCATCCGGATATTGAACGGGCGCGGCGGCAGGTTACCCACCACCACCGAGGCCAGATACTGTGAGGTGGTTTTGCCTTTAATGGTGATGTCTTTTTCCGTCACCCAGCCACCGTTACGTTGTATCTGAACCAGCAGGCGGACTTCCGACGGATTCCTGTCCCCCTTTGAGGTGGTTTCCACCAGTGCCTGCACGCCGAAGGTAAAACGCAGTCGGTCAATGTTTGCCGACGTGATGGTCCGGGTGATCGGCGTGTCGTATTTCACTTCCGTACCCAGTACCGTCTCGGAACCTGATGATTCAAATCCCTCCGGCGGTGTCTGTTCCTGCTCACCTGCCCGGAACACCACCGTGACGCCGGAGATGTTAGTATTCCCCTCACTGTCCAGCACCGGTGTACTGTTCAGCAGCACGCTTTTTAATCCATCCACCGGACCTTCAACCGGCCCTTCGCTGATGGCATCGATCACACTCAGCAACTGCGTGGACTTCAGGTTGTCCTTTGCTTCGCGCGGGGTATGCCCCTTACTGCTGCCTTTACCCATTCCTCACGCTCCATAAACGACAAAACCGCCCGGAGGCGGTTTCACATAAAACATTTTGCATCAGCGACCAATCACCACAACCTGACCACCATCCCCTTCGTCTGCCGTGCTGATCTCCTGAGAAACCACACGTGACCCCACGCGCATTTCACCGTACAGAACAGGCAGAACATTGCCCTGGGCAACCATGTTATCCAGTGAGGAGAAATAGGTGTTCTGTTTGCCGTTATCTGTACTGGCTGCCGTGGGCGTCCTGGCTTTCGGTGCCAGCATCTGCGCCACTCCGCCCAGGATCATACTGGCCCCTGCCGCATACATGCCCGATACAGCCGCGGCCCCCAGCCAGCCCACAGGGTTCCACCATGCCACCGCAATCAGCGCCGCCCCAAGCACCACCTGAAACACACCGCCACTTTTAGCTCCCGCCAGACGCGGCACGATGTGGATCACGGCACCATTTGCCAGCGGCTCATTAAGACGGGCAGATAATTCATTTTCGCCTGCATCACGCCCGGCAATGCGCACCTGATACCAGCCCTCATTCAGTTTCTGACGAAACACCGGGAGCTGTGTGGCCAGTGCCCGGATGGCTTCAGCCCCCGTTTTCACACGAAGGTCGATACGGCGACCAAATCGTTGCAAATCCCCGTAAAGGCAGATGCGTGCCATGCCCGGTGACGCCAGAGGGAGTGTGTGCGTCGCTGCCATTTGTCGGTGTACCTCTCTCGTTTACTCAGTTGTTCAGGAATATGGTGCAGCAGCTCGCCGTCGCCACAGTAAATGGCGGCATGATTCGGCACCGATGAACCAAAACAGCACAGCAGCACGTCGCCAGGCTGCGCCTCTGTCAGTGGGACACGGTAAAAACCCGTTGCCTCCATATTGTCAAGATAGAGATTCTGGCCGTGACGCCACCAGTCATCCCCGCGATGAAAATCCGGCATCTCAATTCCCGCCAGATGGTAAGCGTCCCGGAACAGCGTGTAACAGTCCGTCCCCCCGTGCTCAAAGCGCCGCCCGGTGAGATGCGGCACACAGCGGAATTTATGAATCGCCCCCCGGCAGACCAGCCACCACGGCAAATCACTCTGCACCTGCAGCCGCCGGTCGGCCTCACTCAGCCAGGGCAGGCCACCGGGGTGGCTGTGGACCAGCGCCACAATTTCACCCTGCGTTTCTGCCTGCAGCCAGTCCTCCGGCGACAGCCTGAAATACTCCTCCGGCTCACCGGAGATATTCACGCAGGGAAAATATCGTTCCCCCTCCGGCGTTCTCACCACGAAGCCGCACGACTCCGCTGGCGCACATCGCCGGGCATGCGCCAGAATCGCTGATTCTGTCTGTGTCATGAGATTTACTGCGAAAGTTTGTTGATGGACAGAAAACCGCCAAAGTTGGCGACGTTATTACGGAGCTTACAGCCGCTCAGGCATTTGCTGCATTTATCCTTCGTGATATCGGACGTCGGCTGGTCATATTCATCCGCGACCGCCGGACCGTGATAACCGCACTCATCACCGCGATAGGTCCAGGTGCAGGTGTTGGCCAGCATGATACGCCCCGGAAAAACAGCGCCATCCGTTTCCGTCGGCGTGGACAGTACAAAGGAGGCACTCACCGCGCTCAGTTCGCTGCACTGCTCGATGCGCCAGCGGCTGATCACCTCCTGCTCCGGATCGGCGTCACTGTTTCCGTTGACGAAGTTCACCGCATCCAGAAAACGGGCGTAAACCTTACGCCGGACCACCGTTCCGCCGACCAGACTCTGCAAATCTTCCACCATCCCGGTGACCATGCCGTGCAGATTAGAGACTTTAAGCGTTGGCCTGGCGCTGGCTCCTTTACCGTTCATCTCAAATCCGCTCCCCTGAATGGGGTACGCCTGATACTGTCGCCCCTGCCAGGTGACTGGTTCGCCTTTTTCGTTCTGCTCATTACAGAAAAAATAACGCTCTCCGCCAACCTCTGTCAGATCGACTTCCCAGAGCACGACCAGCGCGGATTGCTCCGCTTTTGTACACTCATTCAGTGTTTCCTGCTGTATATCCTGCATCAGTGAGTGACCTCTTCAAAGGTACAGTTAAAATCGGTATACATGGCATTATCCGAAATGCTCCACTCCCTGCAGACAACCCGGACAGTCCTGTTGTGTTTTGGCGGACGCCACAAAAAAGCACGAATCCCGGCATGACGGGATAAAAAACTGTCCAGCGCGGCACGGGAATATTCATCTGTGACACGAAATACCGGTTTAAACGTTTTCAGATCCGCATTCAGACCACCAGCCCGTCGCTGTTCATATCCGTCACCAAACTTTACCGTAATAACTGATGGCTTTCGTGTCGTCTCCATCCCCTCACGGGGGATCCAGTTAAAAACTTCAGGCTCAGGCACTGTACAATCCTCCATCCCGACGCGATGACTGCATAATTGACACAACCCTGCTGTCGATCAGATCCACCAGTCCCCTGGCTGAGCGCGCATCTATCTCGCCATTGCTCCCTTGATTCTGAATGCTGATGTGATACACGGGAGAATAAACAAATCCACCGCCACCATTCACATTTCCAATGGCCCTGACCCCAAGAGAGCCGTCCGCTGCCCGTGTCAGTGGCATGATTGCTTCAGGCCCGGCCTCGCCCATCAACCCGGCACCTTTCGCAAAAGCAAAATACGTCGGTGTATCCACAATAGTGTTACTGTAAGCACTCAGATTTGCCGATGTGTAAACACCACCTTTTGCGTTTGCCACTGCCCCCGAAATCCATCCGCCGACCGTACCAAGCCACCCTCCGGCACCGGAGAGTGATTTCAGTCCGTTAACAATGGCTGCATTCATCAGAATTTTTGAAACCTCCCGGAGAACTGAACTCCCCCAGTTCCTCCAGTCCATAACATTCCCGGCCAGTGCATCGGAAATATTTGATACCAGCCCGTCCATCGTGGAAACGACAGCATCTGCTGCCTGTGAAGCATAATCGGTGGCACTGTCTGCCCAGTTGGTCAGTCCCTCCTGGAGTCCGGCATTCCAGTTATTACGTAAAGCATCGGCCTTTGCATAATAATCCTGCTGATCGCTGAGACGCTCTTCCAGATATTTTTTATTCAGTTCTTTCTCCTGTTTCCACAGGGCTTCTTCAATTTCTCCGGCCTGATACTGTCTCAGCAGCTCGTTATTTTTCTGCTCAAACGCCTGCCGGATACTCCACATTTCCTGGAGTCGTTCACGCATCCGTGAGCCTTCACCATATCCCAGCAACTGCGCTTCGTCAGATGCCCGGGCACTGGCATTACTGTCCGCCAGACTGCTCTCATACGCAGCAAGCTGCTCACGAATCTTTTTCTGGTCGATGAGTGCTACATTCTGCAAAAGCGTTTTTTTCTGCGCTTCTGACAGGGTTGATAATTCGCCCTGACTGACCTGATATTTCATCTTAGCCAGTTCAGTATTCTGCCCTGCCAGTGCTATTTGTTCTTTTTGCTGTTTAATCAGCCGTTTATAAATATCTTCTGTTTTTTCCGCTTCGGTCTTTTTATGCGCTTTAGGTTTATTTGCCTGGTTATTTCGCCAGGCATCCAGTAAGTTATTGATATAATTCTGTCTGGCTGTCTGATACGCCTCTCCCACAAAGCCGAGATCATCCGCAGCATAACCCAGGCGGGCACGCTCACGGGCTTCCCCCTTCAGGCGGGACAGAGCCAGTTCGCGCTCGCTGTTATTCAGTGCGGTCTGCTGTTTATCATCCAGGGTTGCCTGTGGTAGCCGTAACGGTACATTCACCAGCCCCTGTCGCTGCTGAAGTAATTCATTACCGAGCCCGAGAAGGCGATTAAACTCGGTATGCTGCCCATTCATGATCAACAGGGACTGATACGCTTTGTTTTGTTCCGCGGCCTGTTGACGGATCAACGCCACCCGTCGCTCCTCCAGCCCGGCAAGCACATCCTGAATGGATTGCGCTTTGCCCTGCATTTGTGTGAGACGGGACTGTTCAACTGCCAGTTGATTTGTTGCTTCTGCAAGCCCTTCTGTGACAGTTTTTACCGACGTCATGTGGTTAATCATAAAACCGTTATCGGTTGTCCAGCCCGGGTTTGCCAGCACATACTGATAGCCAGCAATTTTTTCCTGTAAGGATTTAATCTTACTTTTCTGCTCGTCAATTAACCTGTTTTGCTCCTCCAGTGCCTGCCGCGTCTTTTCCTCATTATCTGACGCTTCAGGAAGCGACATTGCCGACGTTTTCTGGCGAATTTCGTCGATTGTTGCGGCATACTGGCGTGCAGATTCTCTGGCCTGCTCCTGATTCTGATACATTGTGTACCAGGCCGCGGCCCCCAGCATGACGAGTCCCGGCACACCACCAACCAACCCCAGCGCACCACTTAACAGACGACTCCCCACTGACGTGACAGTATTCAGCGTTGTCTGTGCTGCTGTTCTGGCCGCAATATTACGGGTAAGTGATGCCTGGGCAGCAGCCAGTTTCGCTTCTGCGGCTGCCTGCCTTTCAGTACCACGGGTAGCCGCAACCGCCTGTTGTGCACGATAAACCGCCGCACGCGCTCTGGCGGTTGCTATCTGTGTCCCCCGGAGTTGCGCTTCAGCAAGAGCCACTTCGTTTCTGGCTGCGGTAATTAATCCGGCAGTTGCAGATCCAGCAGAAGACGCCATATTGCCAAAATATCGGGCTACTCCGACGGCAACCAGAGCACCGGCAGCGGTTGCCACGGTATCAATATTGCCTGCAACACCATTCAGCACTACGGAAAGCGTCTTCGTCACTCCGCTTGCCTCGTTCGCACCACCAACCCAGGCCATAAAGGCGTTTTCAACTTTGGTTGCAGAGGATGAAACCGTATCAGGCATTGCTGCATATTCATCACGCAACGCCCCAAGCTGGCTAATCAACGCAGGAACAACCTTATCGGCAGTCAGTTTTCCGTCATCCGCCATGGCCTTCAGATCCTTACGGGCAACACCCATTCCCGCAGCCAGCGCACGAATAACACGATCGCCGTTCTCATTCACAGAGTTAAATTCTTCACCGCGCAGCACTCCCTGCGCCAGTGCCTGACTGAACTGCGTGATCACCGAACTGGCTTCTGCTGTACTGGCACCGGATAATTTCAGGCCCGTGGAGATCGCCTCGGTGACTTTCAGTACCTCCTCAGAACTGTAGCCATACTCCCGCATGGAAGCTGCAGAGCGGGCAAAAAGGCTGGCGTTATCAGAAAACGCCGTTCCCGTTCTCTGGCTGATTGCCATTAATTCACGTTGTGATACCTGAAAATCATCACTGGACTGTGAAGCCTGCTTCAGACGGGCATTTACTGAATTCCACTCATCGGCGAGAGAAATAAGATGACCGGTAGCAAAAGCTCCGGCAAATGCCCCCGCCATATTCAGTGCCGAAGATTTAGCTGTATTTATCTGATCCGTCACTTCTGCCAGTGCACGCCGCATTTCACGGGATGCAGCAGCGGACTGCCGGCCTCCGTTCTGCATGGTACGGTAGTAATCCTGCCCCATACGCGAAGCCCGGGAGATCTCTGACTGGAATGACCGGGAATTTGCCGAGATTTTAATAATCAGTTCACGTAATGTCGCCACACTCATTCTCCGGACGAAAAAAACCGCCGAAGCGGTTATGTTGACTCACTGAGACACTATTAAAAGCGCGTTTTCCAGTCCGGCAAATGGATCTGAGACGCCTTCTGTCTGCTCTTGTTCCCACTGAAGAAGCGCATCATTCAGTGGGACTTTGACACCCTGCGCACCGTAAACCGCAGAAACTATCTGGGCAGCCCGGATATCAGCCCGCTCGTCACCCAGCGGGCTGAACCTGTCAAATTCTGCCCACATCATGATTTCTGATGCGGACATTTCCCGGCGTAACTCTGACAATGTGCGCCCCATCCTGAGCGCCAGCATCATCAGAAAACGCATCCCCGGAAGCTCTACTTTTTTTTAACCTCGCCGGCATCACTGATCAGTTCCAGAGACTGCCGAAGAAGCCGCGCATGCACCGGGCCATACACGGCAATCACCTGTTCACGATCATCCTCTGAAAATACAGGTTGCAGTCCGGTATCACACAGAACATCAATGAACAGTTCAACATCTGCCTCCAGATTTCGGCGGGCGCGCTCCGCAACGGATAACGGTGTCTCATCATCTTTTGCTTTAACGATCTCCTGCCAGCGCAACCAGGCTTCTGCAGAAGGTTCCCGTAATACAACCGTTGCCCCTTCCCATTCAGGCACATCAACAGTTTTATGGCGAAACCCCGACATCGTTGCCAGTGCCAGATTGCGGATATTTTTAGTCATCACATCTATCCTCATTAACTGACGGTAACAGTGCAGGAAGTGGAGGTCACCTTGTTAACAGGGCTTGCTGAATCAGAAATCTCGCAGGTATACGCACCGGCATCACCTGATGCTGCTGATGCCTTACTGAATGTTGCCGCCGTCTGTCCGGAAACAGGAGAACTACCTTTCTTCCAGACATAAGAATAAGGCGGCACACCACCGGCAGCCTCAACCACCATTTCGAGTTTCGCTCCGGCAGAAACCTGCAGCGTGCTGTTTAAATCGACCTTCACTTTCAGCGGCTCTGTCGTCAGCACAGGTTTACCTTTCAGGCGCAGGGAAAACGTTGCAGCCACAACACCATTAGTTCCTGCAGACCAGGTATGCTGACGCACCTCTGCCATAAAGGTAAATCCGTTGCCTGACGGAAAAATAACTTTAAAGCCATACGTGGTGTCATTGTCATAGGCACTGCGCAACGCGTTCTGGGCAGCATTGAGGTAAAAGTTGCCTGACATGGAAATCTCTGACGCGGCACCAAGGCCGTTAATATTTTCCTGCTCAACAGAACACAGCGTGGTGACATCAATATCCTGCTTTTGTCCTGCGGTAAACTGCACCTCTTTGATTGTACAGCTCAGGCCAAGATAGCTGGCAGAATCCAGGGTTTCTGCTGTTACCGGTGCAGACGAAATCATAATTTTCGTCAGTTGCGAACGCTCAAAATTAGAGGACATACTCGTCTCCTGAAAATAAAAAACCCGCCAGCGGCGGGTGGGTAAAATCATTAACGACCTCAGGCTATTACCTGAAATTCAAGCGTGGCTCTGCTCAGACGGGAATCAGGATCATAACCCTGAGTTTTAGAAATAACGGAGGGTGCAAGTTGCCTTACCGCATCAAGCGCCTGCTCACGGATATCATCTGCGTCATCAGGTACTGTTGCCCAGACATCGATCTGCACGGTAATTCTGGATTCAGCCTGACCATCAAGCACATCAGACGCAGTGTCAGACACCACAGAAAATACCAGCCATGGCGGAGATACCGCAGGCTTTCCCTCCGTCAGCGGGACCACATAAGGATAAACCTGTCCTCCGGCCAGTTGAGACAGCAGGGAATACAGTGTGGTCTCTCTCATTTACTTAAGACCTCATCAATAGCCTGATTCATTCGCTGTATGGCAATCTGTGCTGCCAGTTCCTCTGTCGTATCGAAAGCCGGGCGAATGAACGGATGCGCGGGCATGTTTATCGTTCCCAGCTCCACAAAGCGCCAGTAAAACGCATTTCGGGGATCACTGGCTTTCATGCTGTTATCACTGTTTCCGGTTCGCAGGTTCCGTCCACGAATGTGGACACCCGAGATAATTTCCCCCCGACGCTTTGAACGCTGAGTGAGAACAACCACATTTTTCTTCAGTTTCCCGGTTCGCTCCGGCGCACGTTCAACAACTGCATCCCGCATAACTTCAGCACCGGCACGGGTGGCATCGCGCAGTACCTTATTGTTTTCTGCCCTGCTGAGCGTCTCCAGATCCCGTGCAATATCCGCCAGACCTGAAAAATCAAGACTGAAATCCATCACACATTCCCCTTCTGAGAACAGAGTATCTCAAGCCGTGTGGCACGAGCATCCGGTATCGGCGGACCGTCTATACTCAGAATCGCGCCTTTGAATGCACCAGTCAGCACTTTCAGACATGAAGTTGCTGTTACATCTCGCCGGAATCTCATCCAGACCCTCACTGTAGCCTGAGCAGTTTCTGCGCCTCCGGATATTCTCTCCCTGCCACTGATCCCCTTAACTTCTGCCCATATGGTTGCCCCCTCCGTCATTGTTTCCACAGGGTGCCCTGACGGAGACCGAACGGTGGTGGCATTCAGAATAACCACACGATCACGTAATCTTCCTGCCTGCATGAATCCTCCTATGTTCCGGGATGAAATCGATACATCCGCAGTCCGGTATAGAAAAAATCAGGCACTGCATCCTGCATTTCCCTGTTCTCGTACCAGTAGCCAACCAGTTGCATAAGACGCAGTTTTATCAGAGGTGTTATTACAAGCCCGGTCGTATCCTGCTCAGAAACAGTTTCATCGTAAAGCGTCCGGTTTAAAAACTTTTCAGCCTCTTCCCTGGCAGCAGCCAGATACATCATAAGAAGAGAATTCTCCTGTTCATTGTCATCATCAATCCGGCACTGAACACGAAGCTCTTCCAGAGTGGGCATCATTTGGGCAACCTCTATGAATGCTGTTTTTTAGACTTATCAGCCCCCCGCGCAACAGGTGTTCTCTTATCAGAGACAATCCCAGCTGCAGTGGCAATTTCGCGTACCCGTTCGGGTAATTCTTTATCTTCATACTCACCGGCCCGAATAATCTCAACACGCATACCGTCCGGTGACCATTTCAGATCTTGTTTCAGGATCATGATTCTTTCACCTGTCAGAACAGGGGGCGCACTTCTGCGCCCCCTGAATGATTACGCCGCTGCAATCTTCAGCAGTTTGATGGCCTGCGAATCGACCAGCATGCCGCCGGTGCGCTTGGTGGTATAAAAACCGACAAACGGTTTATTGGTGTACGGATCACGCAGAATGCGGGTACCGATACGGTCAACGATGGTGTAACCCCGTTTGAAGTTACCAAATGCAATGGCTTTCGCATCAGCGGCAATATCCGGCATCTGTTCGTTTTCAGCGATAGCGTAACCCGCCAGAGAGGACGGCTGCCCCAGCTCCAGCCCCGGACGCCACAGATAGTTACCCTCACTGTCTTTCAGCAGACGGATGGCAAACAGACTGTTGTTGTTCATCATGAACTTCGCGCCAGTGCGGTGTGCCTTACGCAGCGTGTAAATCAGTTTGATAATGGCATCTGCGGTCACCGCCGTCGCTTCGCCGGATACAATATGCTGAAGTTTGCCGAACGCCCGGACCTTGTCTGTTTCATCCGTGGACTCATACGCCAGGAACCCTTTCGGCTTCTTGGTACCATCGCCGGTGGTAAAGGCAATTTCTTCCTGTTCGGCAAATTCGGTTGCCAGCTCGCTGTTGATCCATGCTTCCACGTTGAAAAAGGCATCATCCAGCATTTTCTGGGTGGCCTGCGGGTTACCGTAGATTTCCCCCATGAAAGGTTCAATCAGGCCCAGTTTTGAGGTGGCAGTCTGGGAGCGCGCGTCAGTCTCGCCAACCCATCCGGAAGCCGTGCCGCCCAGATTCACCAGTTTTTTGTAGTCGGAACCACCAACGCTGATCACCGTGGCTTCCTGGCGCATCACCACTTCATCTTTCAGCAGGGTGAGAATGTTGCGATCCAGTGCTTCCGGCACGGCATAGCCGCCGTCTTCATCGGTGCCCACCTGTAATGCCTTGCGCTCCAGATCGCGCAGACCATCTTCACGGCCTTTACGCAGGAAGCCCACAAACGCTTCTTTATGCTCGGTGGCCAGTTTATTTTGCGCACCACCTGCCGGACGTTTCAGCTCAAGCAGCTCTTTTTCAAGATCGCTTTTGAGGTTTTCCAGCTCGCTGAGTTTCCCGTTCAGGGTTTCCACCTGCCCGGCAAGTTTGCCTTTTTCCTGCTCAATCGCATCCACGCGCTTGTCGTTCTTTGCTTTGAAGTCGTCAAACTTCTGCTGCAGCTCCTGCGCGACCTGTTCGACATCTTTAATATCAACCGCCATCGTATTTCTCCTGATTAGAAGTTCAGATTTTTCAGTGCATTCAGTGCAGAGCCCACATCCTCAGCGTCGCGCAGGGACAGTGCGCCATAGCCCCCGGCCATGAATGCTTTGGCCTGGGTACGGGAGAGTCCGACATCACGCAGGACTCTTTCGATTTTTTTCTGTTCGGGGATTTCCCCGCGGGCCAGTGCGTTCTTGACGTCGCTGATCCGCGCCTCGTCGTTAGACGGGAACGTCACCAGGCTGACTTCCCAGAGGTCGATTTCTTTCAGCAGAAAGGCTTCTTTCGTCCGGTCGTATTCCCAGTCTTTCAGGACGTACCCAATAGAAAGGCCGGTTAACGAACCGGCCTTCATGTGTGCATGTGCGCGTTTTGCGAGGGGATCATCATCAATAAGCAACCGTCCCCTGACGTAAAGCCCGACATCGTCTTCCTTCATTTCGGTGTAAACACCGATGGGTTCATCCATGCGGTGCTGCCAGAGCAGCGCAGGTAACGCTTTTCTGTCACTCCACGCCCGCAGGGAAGCAGCAAATGCCCCGGACATCACCACATCATCGTGGCTGTCCTTTACACCAAAGACGGAGCCATACCCTTCAAACTCACCGGAGTCACTGACAGATTTCAGACTCAGCGGTACATCAAGACGTTGTTTCGTCTGCATTGGCGTTATCCTTCTGCTTACCGGCTTTACTGCCATCGGAGGGTTTCGTGGTCATGTTCATCGGTGTGAGATAGACATCACCACCGGGACGCGGATTCATATCTTCCAGGTCGCGGCAGTCATTGGGAGAGTAAATTCCCCAGTTGATCCCGGTGGCGTAGGCTTCAAAACGGGACTTCATATCCCCGCGCAGTAACGCCCCGGCGTTAAATTTGGCGTAATAAACGCCCTGCTTACTTTTTCGTACCAGTCCGGTGTTGATCCGCTGTTCGATGCGGGTCAGATACGGCACCAGTGAATAGTTGATAAATCCCAACCCCAGCTCTTCGATATTGTTGAAGGTGGCGCGATCGGTGTTCTGCACCATGTGCAACGGCACCCGGAACAGACGACAGATTTCTTCAAGCTGAAACTTGCGGGTTTCCAGGAACTGGCTGTCCTCGGCGTTCAGCGCCATCGACTTCCAGTCCAGCCCCATCTCAAGGATCATCGGGCGGTGAGCATTGCCAAGCCCGGTGTGACGCTCCTCAAAATCTTTCTTCAGGCGCTCATAAGCCTGATCCGACAGCGTCTGTTCTGTACGCAACACACCGGACGTCACCGCACCATTGCTGAACAGTCTGGCCCCGTGCTCTTCGGTCGCTGCTGCCAGCGATATTGCCTCGCGGGCATAGGCGATGGGATTCAGTCCCACCAGACCGTCCAGCGTCAGCGTGCGCACATGCCAGATATCTTCCTGGCTCAGTACATCCGTGGAACCGTCCGGGAATGTGACCTGATAGACCGGCTCCCAGCGACTGTTAAGCTTCGGTACCACACAACCGGGATCGACGGGCAGCAGTTCAGCCACTTCGCCAAATGCTTTCACTTTGTAGGCGTAAAAGTTTCCCCTCAGGCACAGACAGGTGACCACCAGCTCCCAGAACTCCTGCGGCGTCATATAGCCATTGGGATGCGTGGAGATCAGCTTATGCAGACGTTCGCCGGTGGCCCTCTGTTTCAGGCTGCCGTTCAGGTGATACAGATTGCAGGGCAACATCCCGACCGACTCTGCCAGCACTCTGACGCAGGAAAAAACCGCCGTCAGTCGCATGGCCCGCTGACTGCTGATCTGCTTTCCGGTATAGGTGTCGTAAGACAACCCGATGGCATCCGCCAGCTCTGCTGGCGTGGTCACCGGCGCGTCACTTTTTCGTTGAAATAATCCCGAAAAGAACACTATTTACCTCCGCCGACAGACGGCTGTGTACGGTCGAGATATCGCGCCACCAGCCACGACCAGAACAGGCACAGCACCCCGGCAACAACAAAACCCGCCGGGGGATAAATCAGCCAGGCACCATACGCCAGCAAAAGCGCACCCAACACGCCCACCAGTGGCGCGAGAATTATCAGAAACATAATGACCTCGGTTAAAGCGAGCGGATGCCCACGCTGACCAGATGTTCAGACAGATCCAGCTCCGGTTCACCACCATTGACCAGCATCCGGCTCATTGCTGTAAACATCGCAACAGGGCCGTCGATTTTGGCTTCCAGCGTGGATTTATTCGGGAAGATATTGTCGTTTTTGTCCGGTTTTACCGTAACGTTAGACATCATCCAGTTCATGACCGGATGATTGCTGTGATGGAAACGCCCGGCATAGACCAGTGATTCCGTTTCCTTCATGGCCTCTGACAGATTGCGAACCGTCTGCGGAACCTCCACCAGCGGTATCCCTTCTTCAGCCAGTGCCAGGCTGAACTGCATCGCGCTCCACGGGTCAAATCCCAGTTCCCTGAGGTTTTCACCACCAATCCATTCCAGTAAGTCACTTTTTATCTGAGCATGATCGATAACATCACCATCCGTCAGAATCAGCTTATCCATCTCCGCCCACTTCCGGTAAAGTTCTGCCTGCTGCCGCGAGCATCGTTCCAGCCGTCCTTCCGGAAGCCAGAATTTAAAATCGGCATGAACATGCCCGTTATCCGTTCGCCAGAGTTTTGCCGCCGCACAGATATCAATCTTATGAGCAAGGTCAACGCCGACCCACATGGGATACGTTTTCAGCTCATGTCGTGGGGCAATGTATTCGCACTTCTCCCACTTAATCATGTCCATCCAGGCAGACTCTGCTGTTACCCACACATTCATGTGTTTGGTAAAAAAATTCACCCGCGCAGAGACCTGTTCTTTCGCTTTTTTCGCCAGGCGACGCAGATCATCCCAGCGTTTACAGATGCCCAGGCCGGGATTCGCTTTCTGCCAGACCGTTTCATCAAACGGATCATCTCCCTCATCGAGGGTGTAAATAATCGCAAAGTAGGAGTCGTCTTTTACCGCGCCCTCCACGTCGCTGTTATAGCCACGCAATACCTTGATGGCGTAATCACGCTGCTCGTAACAAATCCCTTCCTTATTAAACCCTGCCGTGGTGATACCAAATAAAAGGGACTGCAGACGGGCACCGGTTGCCGTTTCCAGAACGTCCCACACGTCACGGGTTTTATGTGCATGCAGCTCATCAATAATGGCGCAGTGGATGTTCAGACCATCCAGGTTGTTTGCATCCGAAGAAAGCGGTTCAAATTTTGATGCGCTCTGCTCCTGGTAAATCGCCAGCTTGTTGAAATCAAACAACCGCCCGAGTGTCGACCGGGCTTTTCTGACCATATTTTTGGCGTCTTCAAACACGATTCTGGCCTGGTCACGCGTGGTTGCGGCTGAATACACCTCAGCTCCGCCTTCACCATCTGCCCCCGTCATATACAGGCCGATACCCGATGACAGAGTTGATTTTGCGTTTTTACGGGCGACTTCGTTGTACGCCGTCCGGAACCGGCGCACCATCACCGGACGTCCACTGCCATCGCTGCGCATGACAACTTCCCCGGTCTCTTCATTGACCAGCGGAATGACAAAACCAAAAATATTAATGAGGATAAATACATGCCAGTCCATCAACTCAATGGGCTGGCCTGCCAGCGCCCCTTTTACATGAGGCACAAATTTGTAGAAATTCAGGATGTGCTGCGCACGGGGTTCACTGAAATAAATCCCCCGCTCTTCGCCGTACTTCAGATCATCAAGAAAACGCTGGCAGGCCAGGCGGACAAATTCGCCAGCAACAATTTCTCCTGCAACAACACGTTCGGCGTAGCGGATCCCGTCAGCCACTTTTGCCATCAGTCTCTCGCTTTTAAAAGCTCCGCCAGCGGATCAACATCATCCGGTCCGGCGATATTTACTTTAGCCCGGCTTGCCGGTGACATACCAAACTCTGCAAGCATTGCCCGGATCCGCTTCCAGGCATCCGCTTTCATTGCCGCCGCGGGGTGCGCCTTAATCAGTACATCACCGCTCTGCGTTTCCGTGCGGTAGGTATACCCCTCAACATCGAGTGTTTCGCAGTGATGCCGATATTCGGTGTAGGCTTCCACCAGCAACTCGAGCGCACGCGCATCAAGCTGAGAAATGATCCCTTCCGCATTCAGCTCTTCCGCCATTCGCCTGAACCAGTACTTCCCCTGAGCCCCTAAATGCTGCGGAATTTTAGGAAGACCTTTTTCATCCTTTTTAGCGGTTTTTTTGTGGTCTTTAACGGGGCGCTTTGAGGGGTTGCCTCGAATCAAATGCAGGCGTGGCGGGGTTTTCGGAGGTCCTGACATAATCGGTCTTACCTATCAATCGTTTGTTCACATTTCCAAAAAAAAGTTTTCGAACCTGCGGCGATGTGAGGAAGGGTCAGGCGGCGGTACTGAGCAGCCAGGGTTGCAGAGATTTGACCCGCCCCTCCCCTACAGATGGGAACTGTTATCAATTGATGCGTTCGCGCGCTGTTTTTGCTTTATGACAGGGCCAGCACAGACTCTGCAGGTTACTGTCTGCATCCGTGCCACCATGAGCTTTCGGAATGATGTGGTCCACAGTTCTGGCTTCAACGGCTCTCCCATTGCGCAGGCAGTTCTGACACAGATGATTATCACGCTTCAGTATGCGCGCACGTATGGCATCCCATTTCGAGCCATAGCCACGCTGGTGGCGGCTCAGTCCGCGTTGATGCTGTACCCATCCTTCGCCACGATGTTTATCGCAGTAACCAGAACTGTCTGTGGTTGTACCTGCACATCCACGCTTACGGCAGGCGCGTGGGATTCGTGATGGCATAAATACCTCATACCCTGCGAAATGTTTACCACGATAAAAAGGCTACTTAATGCACTGAGTGCGGATATATTCCTGCGCCCCTTCCAGTTGCATCTGCATCGTCATCAATCGGTCTCTGAGGGTGAAATAATCCCGTTCAGCGGTGTCTGCCAGTCGGGGGATGGTTGCATTATCCACGCTGGTGGGTCCGGTGGCTTCACGCACGGCTGCGGAGCAACTGGCATTGACCCGCAGGCGCTTACGGCCAGCGGCAACATCAGCGCGCAGAGTTTCATTTTCAGCTTGCGCATTGGCTAATTCTCTCGAGTACTTTGCATCGAGCGCAGCAACATCACGCTGACGCTGCTGCATGTCAGCGATGGTGGCGATCGCCAGCTTCAGCTCACTGACTTTTTTATCACGCTGTTCTTTGTAGGCGATGGCGTTATCACGGTAATGATTGACCGCCCACGACAGGCAGACGATGATGCAGATAACCAGAGCATAAATAATCGCGGCGACTCTGCTCACTGATCTATCCCCCAACAGGCTAATGCGCTTTCCTGGTCACGACGAATAACCTGTCCATAGCAGTTATTTGAACGTATGCGGCAATCGCGCCCACCATCTTTTATCCACCAGCGAATCGCCTCGCATGCACCTTTACGATCACCAGCATTCAGCCGCTTATAAAACGTCGACGGAAAACACTTACCGGGGCCAATGTTATAGGGACAAAATGACGCGATACCGGCTTTTTGTGGCTCGGTCAGTGGTACTTTAATATTGCGCTCCACCCATGCCAGCGCCTTATCACGCTCAATGGCGTTGACCTGGTCGCATTTTTCCTTCGACAGTTTCATACCGGGAAAAACGGGTTTTCCATCCACCATCGTGGCACCCCGACAGATGGTCCAGATGCCGGACCCATCGCGGTATGCCGTTGTGTGGTTACCTTCTTTTTCATCCAGAAACTGGTCGAGAATATCAGGCGCGGGCGCACCGACGGCAATCAGTGCCAGAACGGCAGCCGACAGGCCGTATCTGATTTTTGCGTTCATGGATATTTATCAGGATTTATCGGTTTCTGCCCACGGACAGGTTTATCTGTTCCGGTCAGTGACTTAAGGTTGTGATTCCGGAGGAGTCTTCAGAGAACCAGTAATTCTTCCTGGTAGCTTTCCTTTGTAGGTTATCCAAACATTCTGCGCATCTAAAATTACGGGGCGCTTTTCCGGCGACTGCTCATCCCCTTCACATAACCCGGCAGCAACATCCAGGAAGACCTGTCTGATGCTCCTTCTGGCTGCTGCCTCATAAAACTCCAGCGCGGCACCTTCAACACGGTCCAGCGAGATGTCCAGGTCAAAAATTTCACCGTCAAAGCCTTTTTTGTCCCGTAACGCTAAAGTTACCGTAACTTTATTCTCAAAATTGCGGATCCCTTTCACAATCAGTTCATAGTTTTGAGTCATTGAATTACTCTCCCCGTGCAGCCTTACGCTTGTCTTCTCTGATTTTGAAGTACAGATTTGTCAGATAAGTCAGGAAGCCCAGAACCAGACTCCCCAGTACACCAATCGCAGCCCACTGTGAAGGACTGACCTGATCAAGCCACTGTAAAAACCAGTAGCCAGCACTGCCTGCGGAGGTGCCGTAGGCAATGCCCGTTGAAATTTTGTCCATGGATTTCATAGCCTCACCTCCGCAAATAACGGATGGCGTAGTTTTACACTGAGAAATGAAAGGGATTTGAAAAGAAAAAACCGCAAAAGCGGGCGAAACGATATATACAGAAAGGAAAGCACTCTATCCAACAAACCACCCACAGTTAATCGGAATAAAAGCAGAGTGCTTATGAATGATCGCCTGCCCGAAGGTTAGTATTTCTGCACAGCAATTTTGCAAAAAAAGGCGATCATTCATAACTTAAACGTCTTTCAGTCACTCCGGGATTTCCCATCATCGCAGACTGAAAGACTCTAACTGGAGCGGGCAGCGGGAATCGAACCCGCATCATCAGCTTGGAAGGCTGAGGTAATAGCCATTATACGATGCCCGCATATGGTGCCGACTACCGGAATCGAACTGGTGACCTACTGATTACAAGTCAGTTGCTCTACCTACTGAGCTAAGTCGGCACTGGACCGCCACCGGGGACTCGAACCTCGCACACTCAACTTAAAGGGTTGACGCTCTTTCCTGATGAGCTAGTGGCGGCTGGTGGCCCTTGCTGGATTTGAACCAGCGACCTGGCGATTATGAGTCGCTCGCTCTCACCACTGAGCTAAAGGGCCGAGCGCAGGATAATAACGTTACGAAATCAATGTTGCAAGCATTCAAAAATCACCCTTATCTCCTCCACTAACGCATTAACCATGTCTATCCGAGATAAGTGGCACAAAAAACCCGCTTGTGGGCGGGTTTTGTTTGCTTTTGCCATCACGTACAAAATCGGCAAAATATCAGATTTGCATGAAATATATGCCTTTCAATCTACTTTTGCAACACTTTGCTTTGAAAATGCCGCCTTTTGTTTTGAACGTGTTCTCATTACAAACAATAAAGCCTCACTATCAAGTCGGTGAAAAATGTGTTTCATTGCAACCCAGTGACGAGTAAATGTTTTGGACCAGTTTTTAGTTGTCACTCCCGCCAGTAATGCCAGCTCCTGGTATTCATAACCTTCCCCACCAAAAAGTTCTGCTTTTACTGCCTGCGCCGCCAGCCAGATTAATTTTTTCAGGCGTTCCTGCGTTTTCCCTGCAATTTTTCTGGTACCGGATTGAGTATTAAATTCATTCCACGCCCACTGTGTTATCGCGATCTGATATTCCCAACAAATACTCCCGCTGTAACACCACAACAACCAGGCTTTATGATGTTCTTCAAGAGACAGAACAGCCCGCCGCCACGATGATGTCGAAAACTCAACCGGACTGACCAGAGGAATTGACGTCCCCTTCGCCAGCGATTGCTTTCCCGGGATTGGTGGATTATCCCGCGTTATCATTTTTCCAGTCACTTCATCGCGGTACCGGATTTTTTTTCGCCTGTAACGCCCTATATCGAACATGGCATTCTCTTGCCAGGCTTCAAGCTGACCTTTTGTTGCCCCACTCAAATCAGCGGTGGCGATAATGAGCTGCTCACGCACAAACTGTAAATACTGGTTATTCATGCGCACTCCAGTTCTGTGATTTTTATCCCCAGCCGCCCACCAGGAACGAGCTGACCGCGCACAATATTGATTTCATCAAACTGCTCGTCGTCTATAAGTAGTCCGGCATGCGTCAGCGCATCCAGTGGTGCCTTCAGGATATTGTCCAGGTCGCGGCGGCGCTTATCCGGTGGCTCTGCAATAATCTTTATCGCCAGCCTTCCGGACAGGCTTAATTTCAGCCGCTGCTGGCGAACAATTAGCGCCACATCACGGCGATAACGCTTTCCGGCTTCCGAGATGAAATACGTATTGCCATGACGTCGCCAGCAGGTATTCACCGTCGGCGGGTAAGGCAAAACAAATTCTATGCGTTCAGTCATTCATGCTTTCCACTTCAGGACACCCGAATTTCTCGCGTGCATTAAAAAACGAATCAGCAACAACAGCTGGCTGCCGTGTTTTTCTTCAAAATCTTTTACCCCGGCGTGCAGTTCGTTATGACATTTACGGCACAGCGGAATAACAAACAAATCATCAGCCTTTGTTCCCATCCCTCCCAGTCCATGACCAATGATGTGATGCGGATCATCTGCCTGATTACCGCACGTCATGCATTTCTGCGTTTTTACCCAACGCGTGTATACAGGCATCTCTTCCCGTTGTGGTTTCTGGCGCTGGAGATACTGAGCCGGTGACTCCGGATCAACGGCAATGCTGACCACCGTCTTTTCCTGTGGCGGGTTTTGCTGGTGGGCATGAGGCAACGGCGCAAGATTTTTTGTGCGCTGCTTCAGTATGCTGGTGGCGGTCTGCTCTCCCGGTACGATGTCGCTTTCGCGGTACAAGGAGCGGATTTTTTCCGCACGTAACCCCAGAGAACGACGTAATACTGCCTCCGGAAGCGCGTCCGCCACCTGATTGCAGACCGCCCACCAGGATAATTCAGCCAGCGACAATTCCCGCTCCTGCGTGCCATTCATTGCATGGCGTATGACGTCAATCATCCATGCTGACAGGTTTTGATGAGCAAGTTGCCCGAGTGATTCGGATGTCTGGTCACGCAACTGGTTGTCGCAGTGCCAGCACAACACCATCGCGCCGGTACCGTAACGATGTATGACGATTTCACTGTGATGATAGTCACCATGAGGCCACTGGCAGGATTTGACATGACGCAACAGCCAGTCAGACAGTGCCCCAGCGCCGCCAGCAGCACGAATCACCCGCTCATCGCTGAAAAATGGCAGTAATGATTTATCCTCCGCCAGCGGCTGGCGAACGGCAGGGACGACTCCGGACGGCAGACCGCGCATGCTTTTCGGTTCAGGCTCCACCAGCACTCGAGGGTTATGAAATACTTGCATGGATTCACGGCCCGGCCTAAGGACCACCAGCCCGAGTTCCGGTACCAGAACAGGTCGAAGTAATATCCGCACGTTACCTCCAGATCCGTTGCTGGTATGTGCGGGATGGGCGCGGTGGGCGTTCGGAATAAGGGAGCCTGACATAGATTATCCAGTGACGATAATCGAGGCTGAGGGCTTTCTTAATCTCGTATCCGCGTCTGCGATAGTTATGAATTAGCCATTCGGCCTGTTCTTCAGTACATGGGTCATGCTGGAACCAGTCAGATTTGAAAGTGCGGAAACGCCGCCCGTGCCTGCTGGCAAAGACGGCAGAATCATCAGAATTGTGTAATTTGGTATCGTGCGCCATCGGTTGTCTCTGCTGGCGCAGCAGGTGCCAGTTGTTCAGGCTGGCGTGCGAATTGTAAACCAGAATGCCAGGAAAAAACAAAACCCGCCGAAGCGGGTATGCTAAAACAAACTGAAAGTAATATACCGGACTTGTAAAGGAACGATAGAATAATTATTGGATTAAACCCTGACTCAATCCAGATTTCATAGGCAACAACTACGGACTAATCATCACAGTCATGTTTGATAGACTTAGTCCACATTGGGTGAGGGTTTACGGCGTTTTCACTAATAATTTATCGTCCAAGCTATACATTACTGCCCAGTTTTAACGAAGTTTTTAAAGGAAACAACTGCCTGATAGGGGTTTGGTTGACAGCCAAACATATTATCGCAAAAAGGCTTGATGAAAATTCTTGAGGATCCATCTTCATTTGGCATTTTACTCACTTGATAAGCGAGGAATGGACTATTTGGAGAGGGATTATAAGTGGAAATTAGCGTGTCTGTCGCCGTTTGAATTTTCCATGAGGAATTATTAGCCAACCAGAATTGCGCTCGTTTCCAATAAAAGTCACATTGCTTTTCATCATTACATGTTAGTGGCTTCATTGCTTCTGCTTTCAACGCTGGATCGACCTTTGCTGCACACCCTCCCAACATTACTGTTGCAATCATTACACCTGCGACTAAAACAAGTTTCTTCATCTCCCTGCCCCATCAATAAAAGTTCGGTTCTCTAATAACTAGAGTTAATCAACGGAAAAAACGCCGAAGCGGGTTAAGTGCGGGTGCGTTGAGGATGCCTGACACATCAGAGGTGGCGAGGGATTTCTCCCCCGCCTGGTCTCTTACTCCTCAGGTTCGTAAGCTGTGAAGACAGTGACCTCCGTCTGGCCGGTTCGGATTCGTACCTCGCAGAGGTCTTTCCTCGTTACCAGTGCCGTCACAATGACGGTTAAACAGATGACGATCAGGGCGATTAACATCGCCTTTTGCTGCTTCATAGCCTGCTTCTCCTTGCCTTTCGGCACGTAAGAGGCTAACCTAGATTTGCCGTTCATAGATTGAGCCTCAGATTAATGTTAAGCGTCTTGCCGGACGCGTAATGTTAACTGGGGCTTTTCTCTATCTGCCTTTCAGTGTTCATGCCTGAGACAGATAGCCTCAAGCACCCGCAGCCATTCTACTTAACTCACGTCACCTCGCCAATATGAAATCAATCAGAAAGGTGATCCATAAAATCACTCCTTCTCTTCTTTTCCGTAGTGGAGTTGGCCAATTTTGATAAGAGGGCGTCCCTGAGATTTGCGGTGTAGATTGGTATCGCGCAGAGAATACACACAGCCACAATATTCCTGCTGATAGAATTTTTCGCGCTTGCTGATTTCAATCATACGGGACGAGCCGCCCTGCTTGCGCCAGTTATAATCCCAGTACACCATACCCGGATAATGCGCAACAGCTCGCCGCCCACACTCGTTAACCTGCTGCATATTTTTCCAGCGTGAAATGCCCAGTGAACTGCTGATCACACTGAAACCATTTTCAGCAGCGTACAACGCTGTCCGCTCAAAACGCATGTCAAAACACATGGTACAACGGATCCCCCTCTCAGGCTCCCATTCCATTCCTTTGGCACGTTCAAACCAGTTGTCGGTGTCGTAATCAGCATCGATAAACGGCACGCCGTGTTGTTCAGCAAAGCGAATATTTTCATCCTTACGAATTAAATACTCTTTCTGAGGATGAATGTTCGGGTTGTAGAAAAAGATGGTGTAGTCGATTCCCGAGGCCTGAAGCGCCTCCATCACTTCACCGGAACATGGAGCACAGCAAGAGTGCAGTAGTAGTTTGTTTGCCCCGTTTGGGAGCTCCAATTTAGGCCGTTTGAAATCAGCAATAGTCATAAATATTTTTATTGGGGTCATGAAAATAGCACAGAGTGTAGCATCAGAGCAGGGCTATCGGGAATATATGTCTAAATCTGGTAATATCTGGTTTTGACGCAAAGCGGACAACCACGCTGGCTCTACCCTGCGCCATGAAAATGTCAATTCACATCTGAACTAATGCTCTTTAATCTAGTAACGTCTAAAATACCTAACATTTCCTTGATAAAATGCCAGTACACGCTGCATAGCTTCGCTCTTCCGGCACTCGCGACAGATTATATTCAGGCGCCTGTCGTAGCGGCGTATTTCGCCGTCTGGTAACGACCAGATAAGGTCCGGATCAACCACTGCAGGTTTCTTCACCTTTGCCCTTGAGAGTTTTTTGCGGGCATTTTGCCAGTCCTTACGCGCCTGTTCAGACGGGAATAACCCGTAACCAGAGTTGTATACATCGCCACTGGCAACCAGCTCTCTGGCAAGAACGCTCATCAGATATCTTGTCGCACCTGTCTTGGCTTCCAGTTGCCGTAACGTCTCGCGCCCACTCCGGCGTACGAGTTCAACAACCTGCCCTTTAATTTTTTCCCGCTCTTCTTGTGTAAAAACTTTTGCCACAAGTCCTCCTGAAAATTACCTCATGACCAGAAATTAACACTTACCCCCTGAAGCCCGGCGGAATTTCGTTATCCGGTTCAGAAATATGATTCACACAACGCTGGTTGTTCGTGCCGCTTACCGGGAGCAACCAGGGGTTCTCAAAATTCCGGTCCGGTCCAAAAAACGTCGTCGCTCGCTGAACAAATTCCGTTCCCGTTTTCCCGGTAGCCGCCAAGTATCTTGCGTAACGCCTCACGCCATCCAGCATGGCCTCTGGTGGCACCCCCTCGCGTAATCTGGCCTTCCAGGCACTGAAAGCGGATTTCTTCGGGTTTGCTCCGGCACGCAACGGGTACTCCCGCCAGACCTGTTCGAACACATCCGGATAATCCACTCGTCCCACAGACAGCCCGGTGTTTTCCGGGACTACCCGATCGGCTTCCCGCTGAATGGCGGAATCGGCTTCAGGCTGCTGCAGTTGGTGTGATTGCTCCGGCCTTGGGGTCATCACCTGCTGCACAGCGCCCGAATCGGCTTTCAGCGCATACGCTGAATCGGCTTCCGGTGTCGTGCCTGCTGGCTGACCAGGATTGACGGTCTGAACATCCCCTGCCTGGTTCGTGGCGTTTTTTACGCCATGGACCATAGTGTTTTGATCTTCTTTATCTGTATCTTTATCTGTATCTTTATCTGTCGTGACTCGTCGTGACATGTGCGTGACATTTCGTGACGCGCCGTGACAATCGCCATTTTGTTCCCGCTTTCTTTCCCTCTCTCGCTGCGCCCTCTTGCGCTCTGCCGGAGATTTTGCGGTTTGCGAAATATTGCCGTTGTCCTCTTTAAGCACCTGGCGTTTTTCCCATCCAGTGATTAAATCACCATCAAGTACCCGCCCCTGCATCGTCTGCAAAATTGAATCAATTACCTCTTCTGTCACGTCGAGCGCACTTGCTAAATCTTCTGTCGTGACATCAATGTGACCTCGCGTGACATTTCGTGACGCGCTCACCAGGAGGTGGATATACACTGCCATCACTGTTGCAATTGGCTGCCCTGACACCCTGGCAATTGTTCGCCACTTAGGGTCATTTGGCATGTCATGCCATAATCTGAGCCAAGCGTTAGCCATACTCACCTCTTCTGATACCGAATCTTTTTACTCACGAGTTGCCGGAAGCGATTCGATATGGCTATTGTCAGTCAATGTACTGCCACAGCATTTCCTGCCGGGCCACCACGGTTCATCTGATTGAAACCGGCGATTGCCACTGCGACAAAATCATCAGCGTCTCTCACCAGTCGCTCCCGCGTCTCCACCAGCTCCCGAAAATAAGCTGAACTGTGGCTGCGCATTCTGGCCACCAGCAAAGGTGGCATTGCCTTTTCGATCGCTGGTAACAACGCCTGAATTTTTTCAACTGCATCAGGGGTGTCTTTCTCTACCCAGCGGAAAATTTTCTGGGTATTGCGAGCCAGGGCTTCCGGATGGCTGTCGTCATACAGTTCCGGGAACGTCATTCCCAGCTCGAAATACGCTTTGGTAATTTTCGCAGCCGGTACTTTTTCGCCGTCCGGATGCGCCCAGGCATTCATCGCCATGCGGATGTGTTCATGCTTGATTTTCATGAATCATTCTTTCCTTCGTTCGAGGTGCTATCCTGCTTCTTGTAAAGTTCTGGGTTGTATTTCAATTCACCGTTAGTAATTTCATCCAGTTCCATTGCGCGAAGTTTGGGAATAACTGCTTGCCACCGCACAACAGCCACATGTGAAATTCCAAGAGCCTCAGCTACTAGTCGCTTTTTTTTGAAATAGCGCAGAACATCATCTTTGAACATAAAACTCTCCTGTTATTTCGAGCAGGAGGGTAACAATAGTTACATAGCAATGTCAACCATAGCAACATCACTTGGTAGTAACATTGGTTACATGAAAAACACTATCAGCGAACGTATTCGGAATCGTCGAAAAGACGTTGGATTAACCCAACAGCAGGTTGCGAAAGCAATCGGCATATCTCGTGTATCCGTAACAAAATGGGAAAATGGCTCTTCAAAACCTGACGGTGAGAATTTGCATCTACTGTCAAAATTGCTTTCCAAATCTCCTGAATGGATTCTTTATGGAAAGGACGGTCACGATAAAACCGATGATCTGCGTCTGAATCAGTATCTTTACATTAGTGACAACATCGCCCGGTTGCCCGTTTTAACGTGGGAACAGGCTGGTTATTGGGATATGAGTTGTCCAGTAACCGAGATTCCTGGCATTAAGAATTGGGTTGATGTCATGACAAAAACCGCTGAAAACTCTTTTTTATTGCATGTTGAGGGAGATGCGATGACAAACTCTAACGGCCTCCCAACCATCCCCGATGGATCTACCGTGCTGATCACACCATGCTCAAGTAACATTAGAGAACTGGTGGGAAAAATAATCTTAATCCAATTGGAAGGAACGCCAAACGTAACACTAAAAAAAGTTGCGATTGACGGACCAAACATCTATCTGTTGTCACTGAATCCGCTTTACAAACCCATCGAACTGAATGGTGGTTACACCATTAAAGGTAAAGTTTCACAAATACATCAATACTTAGACTGAGTCAGAACCCGCATTCATTGCGGGTTTTTCACGCTCTCAAATGTACCTTTTGCAACATCGTATTGACTCAAAAGGTAACTCTTGTTACCTTAACGGCATACCAACCCACCCCGCCCCACAGAATGCAGGGCAATACTTCGAGTTACCAGGCAGTGGTCAGGGGTTAAGTAGCCAGCCCGAGGCGTAAGAACATGACGGCAGGGTTCAACTTTAATAACTATGCAGCAGGTTTTTGTTCCGCTACCCCGGCGTTAAGGGGAAATGAGGTCAGCATGGATACTATCGATCTTGGCAACAGCGAATCTCTGGTATGTGGCGTGTTCCCCAACCAGGACGGTACGTTCACCGCGATGACGTATACCAAAAGCAAAACGTTTAAAACCGAAAATGGTGCCCGTCGCTGGCTGGAAAGAAACTCAGGTGAGTGATATGGATTTCGACACAATCATGGAAAAGGCTTACGAAGAATACTTCGAAGACCTTGCCGAAGGCGAAGAAGCTCTCAGCTTCAGTGAGTTTAAACAGGCGCTTTCCAGCTCGGCAAAATCTAACGGCTGATAAGCGAAGTAGCACCGCGAGGAATCAGTATGCAGAAACGAGAACCCGTCATAATCGCGCCAGACTATACCGATGATGAACTTTATGAGTGGATGCGCCAGAAAATTAATGCAGCGCAGGATCTGAAATGGGCTAATGAAGCCAGGGCTAAGCAGGCTGAAAATCTGTCCGCTCTGGAGCAGGATATCACCAATCTGGAAAAAGCAGCGGCATTAAGCATTGCCAGAATGATTACATACCCGCGTTAATAGCTAACCAACGAAGCTAAGGTTGGTAATTAAGGAGTTCTCCACGGGTGAGGTGGAGTGCGTGCGCCGGACACGGGTGAGCATCCGGCACTGACAGTTTACTGAAAGGATATTTCCCTGAAAAGTCAGACCATAACGCGAAAGCGCACGGCGAGGTAGCTGGTTCATAGATAGCCTGTCGTTAAATTTTCGTCGACCGTGCGCTTCCGGTTGTGGCACTCCGCGAAATGGCGCGGCGGTAAGTATGGCGGGGTTATTCCTTCCCCGTTGAGGACACCGGGTTGTCAGGTTGACCATACGCTTAAGTGACAACCCCGCTGCAACGCCCTCTGTTATCAATTTTCTGGTGACGTTTGGCGGTATCAGTTTTACTCCGTGACTGCTCTGCCGCCCTTTTTAAAGTGAATTTTGTGATGCGGTGAATGCGGCTAAGCGCACGCGGAACAGTTAAAACCAAAAACAGTGTTATGGGTGGATTCTCTGTATCCGGCGTTAATTGTTAACTGGTTAACGTCACCTGGAGGCACCAGGCACCGCATCACAAAACTCATTGTTGAGGGCGCGATAATGAAAACGTTATTACCAAACGTTAATACGTCTGAAGGTTGTTTTGAAATTGGTGTCACTATCAGTAATCCTGTATTTACTGAAGATGCCATTAACAAAAGAAAACACGAACGGGAGTTATTAAATAAAGTATGCATTGTTTCAATGCTGGCCCGTTTACGTCTGATGCCAAAAGGATGTGCACAATGAATCCAGTATTTGCACTTATTCTGACGGTTTTTCTTGTTTCCGGAGAGCCAGTTGATATTGCTGTCAGTGTTCACAGAACAAAGCAGGAATGTATGGCAGCAGCAACCGAACAGAAAATTCCAGGCAACTGTTATCCGGTCGATAAAGTTATTCACCAGGATAATAACGAAATCCCGGCAGGATTTTAAAACAGCACCGTAATAAATATCCAGTTTCATTCTTATATGTCAGCAATGGCAGAGATTTGTTCACCCTTAAATCTGTGATGAGGTTTACCAATAATGAGCACTGATAAAGAAGAATTTGCACTATATTGCGAAGCAAAAAATGACAAAGTAAGAAAACGCCTGGGAATTAAAGGTGGTTTTTACTGGACTACAGCAAAAAAATTATCTGTTGCAATCTCCCGCTGCATTACCGCAATGGATGACAACGATTATGATGAAGACGACTTTAAAAAACCCGTCCGCGTCAATTTGCCCGTTGTTGACGACCTTCCGCCAGAAGGCGTGTTTGATACTGAATTCTGCAACCGCTATGAAAAAGGCGGGAAAGATGGCATCACAATGACATTTATCGGCCCTTCCCCCTCTGTTCAGGACAAACCAGCCAGCACTGACAATACCAACATCAACGGCGAAGACATGACTGAGATTGAGGAGAGCATGCTTCTGCCTGTCTCCGGTCAAGAACTGCCCATTCGTTGGCTTGCTCAACACGGCAGCGAAAAACCAGTAACGCACGTTTCACGCGACGAACTCCAGGCATTACACATTGCACGGGCTGAAGAACTACCGGCTGTTACTGCCCTGGCTATTTCGCATAAAACCAGTCTGCTCGACTCGCTGGAGATTCGCGACCTCCACAAACTGGTTCGTGACACTGACAAAGTTTTCCCTAATCCTGGTAATTCAGACCTGGGACTAATAACTGCTTTTTTCGAAGCATACCTGGACGCTGACTACACTGATCGGGGTCTGCTGACAAAAGAGTGGATGAAAGGAAATCGTGTTTCACGCATCACCCGCACGGCTTCCGGTGCTAATGCTGGCGGTGGGAACAAAACCGATCGCAATCCGAATTTAGTACACACCCTCGACACACTGGATGTGGAGATTGCAGCAGCCACACTTCCGATGGATTTTAATATTTATGAAATTCCGGGCAGCGTTTATCGTCGCGCAAAAGAAGTAGTCCTGAACAAAGAAAGTCCGTTCAAAGAATGGTCCGCAGCACTTCGTGCAACCCCGGGTATTCTGGACTATTCCCGCGCCGCTATTTTTGCACTTATCCGAAGCGCACACCCTGAATTTTATCACTACCCGGGACGCCTTCAGGGGTATATCAACGCCTATTTGACGGAAACTGATCACGAGAACCCCAGCAAGGAAACTCTCACAGCTGCCCGGCATACGCCGGAAAAAGATATCCTGGAAGAAATTAACCGCGAGGTGGTTACTGAGCGTGAAACAGAAGAAGAAAAACCACAACCATCTGACGCAATGGCAGGTGAACAGGCAACAACTGAAACAATGGAACCGGATACAACTGAACATGGCCAGAACGCGCAGTCGCTGGATGCTCAGTCGCAGGTGAGTTCCGCTAACCAAGTAAAAGTCACCGCTGACGAAGTAAACAAAATTATGCAGGCAGCCAATATCAGCCAGCCTGACGCCGATAAGTTACTTGCTGTATCGCGTGGTGAATTTGTTGAGGGGATTAGCGACCCTAATGATCCGAAATGGGTCAAGGGGATCCAGACTCGCGATTCTGTGAACCAGAACCAGCATGAATCGGAACGGAACGACCAAAAAGCGGAACAAAACAGCCCAAATGCGTTACAAAACGAGCCAGAAACGAAACAATCCGAATCAGTAGCGCAACAGGAACCGGAAAAAGTCTGCACCGCCTGCGGTCAGAGCGGTGGCGTCAACTGCCCTGATTGTGGCGCGGTGATGGGCGACGCAACATACCAGGAAACATTCGATGAAGAGAATCAGGTTGAAGTTCAGGAAAATGATCCGGAGGAAATGGAAGGCGCTGAACATCCACACAAGGAGAACCCTGGCGGCAATCAGCATCACGCCAGCGATAATAAAACTGGCGAGACGGCAGATCACTCAATTAAGGTGAACGGTCATCACGAAATCACATCCACCAGCAGGACGTGTGACCATCTAATGATCGACCTTGAAACCATGGGAAAAAATCCTGATGCCCCGATCATCTCAATAGGTGCAATATTT